CGGCGCCGATCGTGAAGCCTGGGCCGCCTACCGCCAGGCCCTGCGCGACCTGGCCGATGCTGCCAACCCGTTTGACATCACCTGGCCGCAGCCGCCTGCCATCTCGGCAGAATGAATCCATCTGAGCATCAACTATGGCCAGCCTGATCTACAACTCAGCCGTTGATGACATGGCACGTGGTGCCATCGACTTCGACACTGACACCTTCAAGGTGATGCTGGTCACAAGCACCTACGCACCAAACAAAGACACCGATCTCAAGCGATCTGCCGTCACCAACGAAGTCACCGGCACCGGTTATACCGCTGGTGGTGTGACCACTGCCTGCACAGTCACCAAGTCCACCGCTAACGATCGCGTCACGCTCAGCTTTGCCGCTGTGAACTGGGCCAGCAGCACCATCACCGCCAGGGCCGCTGTGATCTACAAGTCGCGCGGTGGACTAGCAAGTACTGATGAACTGGTCTGCTACGTGGACTTTGGCGCCGATGTTTCCAGCAGCTCTGCAACCTTCAGCCTGGGCAGCAGCGTCATCACGCTGCAGAACTGATGGCCACCTTCCCGGCACTGGAGCCGGCAACGCGCCGCTACAGCATGGGCACCTTCCCCGTCACCGAGGAGAAGGGCTTCGGTGGTGGCAGCGTCCGCTTCCGGCATGGCACCACCGCCTACAGCCACAACCTTGAACTGGGCTTCGCTGCACTGACGCAGGCTCAGGCCAAGCTGCTGCGCGATCACTACCGCGAGCAACAGGGCGGCTACATCGCCTTCCCGCTCAGCACTGAAGCGTGGGCCGGGCACACCAGCTTTACCGATCTGGTGCCAACCTCCACGCACTGGCGTTACGCAGCGCAGCCGCAGGAAGACCACCTATCCGCTGGCTACGTGAACGTCTCGATCAGCCTGATCAGCGTGCCAGCTGTGGTTGCTGCAGCATCTTCTGGTCTGGCATCCACAGTCACAGCCACCCTGGCTGGTGGTGCTGCATCCAGCCCATAGCCTGAGCCATCAGCGCATCAGCTATGGCGCCCACACCGGAAGACATCACCAGCATCGCCGTGGCATTGCTGGCTGGCTCTGAACTGCTGGCAATCGTGCCTGGCATTCGCGCTAACAGCTGGACCCAGCTGATCCTCGGCGCACTGCGTGGCATTGCATCCCGCAAGCGGTGATGACACCAATGGGTAACGAGCCATCGCACGGCGAGATCCTGCGCGCCATTGGTGTACTCGAGGGCCAGCTGAAGCAGCTGCTCGATGCCGCCATCACCGATGGCCGCGAACGCAGCAGCATCGGTGAACGTGTCGGCAAACTTGAAACCAAGATGGCGCAGGTGGTGATCCTCGCCATCGTTGCCGCGATGCTCAGCCCCATCGTCTGGTCAGAAGTCAGAGGCGCCTTTGCTGATCGGCAGCCTGTCATCCAGCAGCACCGGCCATGACCAGGCGCCTGATTGATTGCGTCAAGCACTCCAACCTTGAGCTGGCGCATCACCGCGCGTTCTGGGAGGCCGTGGAGAAGCACCTGCCCGCGGGCGCACTGGAGAACAACGGCGAGCTGGGCAGCATCTGGAATGCAGCGGTGCCGAACACACCAGCGGCCTGGCTGGCGCCGGCCCGGGCCATCGTGCGTGAGTTTGAAGGCTGTCGCCTGGTGGCCTACAAATGCCCCGCCGGTGTGTGGACCATCGGCTGGGGTCAGACCACACTCAACGGCCGCGCCGTCCAGCAGGGTGACACCATCAGCCAGCAGCAGGCTGATGCGTTCCTTGACGCTGAGCTCCAGGGCACTGGTGAGCAGCTGCTGAAGCTGCTGCCGATGGCGACCAAGTGGCGCGCCAATGAGATCGCCGCGCTGATCAGCTGGGCCTACAACGTCGGTCTCAGCGCAGTCGCCAGCTCCACGCTGCGCAAGCGCCTGCAGGCTGGTGATCCACCGTCAGTGGTGATCCAGCAGGAGCTGCCACGCTGGAGCCATGCCGGTGAAGCAGTGCTCGCTGGCCTCGAGCGCCGGCGCGCAGCTGAGGTGGCCCTGTTCAACAACGGCCGGCCGGTGGTGCAGCAGCAGCCGTTCAAGCTGACGCCTGCCTCAGACTTTGCCACCCGCATCACGCCACACATCCAGCTGGGTGAGTTTGCGTTGTGGCAGGAGGCCCGGCGCTTTGATCATCAACACCAGCTGGACACCGCGGCTGAACTGGCGGCATTCCTCGAGCGTGTGCGCGCGCAATTCGGCAATCGTGCGGTGGTGATCACCAGCGGCTACCGGCCGCCGGCGGTAAATCGCGCTGTTGGTGGTGCCAGCGCCAGTGAACACCTCTACAACGCACCCAGCACCGGCGCTGTGGACTTCAACGTGCCAGGCGTGGACATCAAAGCAGTGCAGGCCTGGTGTGATCAGCACTGGCCATTCAGCATTGGCTATGGCGCACCCAAAGGCTTCGTGCATCTGGGCGTCAGAGCCGGCCGGCCCCGCGTGCGCTGGGATTACTAGGGCAACTGCCGGCCGCGCGAGCGCAGCACCGCCTCAAGGATCGTCAGCGCGCTGCTGCCGCTGCTGGCGGTGATCAGCTGATCAGCGGTTACCACCAGCCAGCACGCGGAGCCGCGATCGTCTACGCCAACCGTGATGAATGGCGCCTGCTCAGACTGACCTGATGGCTGCTGATGCGGCATGAGCTGGCTCGATCCAACCCTCAGCCTGGCCACTGAACTGCAGATGGAAACCGACCGCCGGAAGGCGGTGCGCCTCAAGCTGCAGGAGCTGCAGCAGCAATCCGATCGGCTGATTGTGCAGTGGTACACGCAGCAGCATCTGCTGAACCAGGCGCTGCGGCGTGTGGCCTGCCTCGAGGTGGAACTGCTGCTGGCAAAGGCTGAACCGTCGCTACCTGGTCCGAGTGAGCGCTACATGGAGATGGCACGGGAGCCGCTGGCCAGAAACTCAGCTGATCTGTAAGCAGCACCAGGCGCAGCCTGCGCTTCACCTTCACCCGGGGCGGCAGCACCGCCACCGGCACCGTGATCAACTCCAGCTGCACAGCCATCTGCTGCAGCTGCTGCTCCACCGCCTGCAGAATGATCTCCAGCTTGCGTGTGCTGATACCCGCTGCTGTAGCCACCTCCTTACGGCTGCGCTGCACACCATCGAGGCCATACGCCTGACGCACCAGGCGCTGCTCACGCCGTGGCAGCCGGCTGATCAACTGCTGCAGCTGCTGCGCCTGCTGCCGCCGCTGCTCCTGTTCTTCCTGATCCTCGAGCGTGGTGTCATGGGTGGCGATCAGATCGCCCAGCTCCATGCCGCCGTCATCAACAATGACGCGATCCAAACTGCCAATCGGCTGCATGTTGACCAGCAGCTGCTCGAGCACGCGATCAGATACACCAAGCGCTTCGGACAGCTCCTGGCGTGATGGCTCGCGGCCGAGCTCCAGCAGCAGCCGGCGGCGGATGGCACCAAGCCGGCCAAGGTGTTGCGAATGGATCGCAGGGATGGACACGGTGCGGCCGTGCCGATCCGCCCAGTTCGTGACTGACTGCCGAATCCACCAGTAGGCGTAGGTGGAGAAGCGATAGCCGCGCGCTGGGTCGTACCGCTCCACCGCCGTGATCAGACCCAGGTTGGCGGCCTGGATCAGATCATCGTGGCTGTGGCCCTTGGCCAACCTGTTGCAGTGCTTCGAGACATAGCTCACCGCCAGGCGCAGGTTGGCTTCGATGAATCGACGCTTGGCGCGTTCACCGCAGCGGCGGATGCCTGGCGGGCAACGATCCGGAAATCCCGGATGGTTCAACCATGCCTGGATAGCAGTGCCGAGCTCGATCTCCTGCGCTGGGCTGAGCAGCGGATACCGACCAATCGTCTCCAGCCACCAGCCCAGACCTGCAGAGCTCATGTCACTGCAGCCGCCACAGCACCGCCACCACCTGCAGCAGCTGCAGGCAGATGGCCGCCAGCATCAGCTGATGCAGCCGGCGCAGATCAGCAACCGGCACCACGCGCACACCGCTGGAGCGGTTGACGCCATGACCGCGCATGAAGGGCAGATCAACCATGGCGACCTCGCCGCAGGATGTGCTGCACAAACCGCACGGTGTCATCAGCTGACAGCAGAACCTGCTCCGGCTGCGCCTGGGAGCGCCACCACAAGCGCAGCTCAGACTCGATGGCCTGAGCGGCAATCGACGCATCAGCAGTGCGCATGGCGTCAACAGTTGCGCGATCCATCAGAAGGGTGCCTCCTCATCGTCCGCAAACTCGTCCACATACTCAGACGCCTGGCCAACCACATAGCCGTCCTGCTCATCGAAGCCATCGGCAACCTTGTCGCCTGGATCTTCGCGTGGGATCAGCGTGACCACCTGCACCGCTTTCGGTTGCAATGTGATGCCACATCCCTCAGAGCGATTCCACGGATACACCGTGAAGCCGATGATCAGCTCAGAGCCGTTGCCAATCTCCTGGCCATCCCATGGCTGCTTCTTGGCATCCACCATCCGCGGACCCTTGGTGAAGGTGCCGTCGTCGTTGCTGAAGCGGTTGGCCTTGAAGCGCACCACCGTCTTGGTGGCATCGTCCTTGTCAGGCCGCCAGGGTTCACCCTTGGCGCTGCGTGATTTCTTGGCGCCGTGCTGCGCTACAAACTCAGTCTCGAGCTTGGCCAGGAAGGCCTTATGCGCTGCGTTGTTGTTGTCCAGCACCAGCTCGCAGCTGTAGCTGTACTTGCCTTCATATTCGTCGGCGTTGATCAGGTGCGCCCAGCGCACTGGCGCCTTGGGGCTGTAGAAGGTTTCAGAAGCCATGGGTTTAGTTCAGAGGAGGAAGGCCCGCACCAAGGCGGACCAGGTGGTGAATCGCGCCAGATCGACTGAGCTGGTGCTTGGTCATGACGGCCGTGACGGCCTGCAGAGCATCTGGATGCAGCACCGTCATCACATGGGTGGACGGTGGCCGGCGCTTCGGTCTGCCGTACGGCTGCGGCTTTGGCTTGGTCATGCCTGCACCTGCCAGCGCCGTGGGTATTCATCCACCGGCGCAATGCAGACCACCGGCACCAGGCGCCAGCTGCTGGCATCCAGCTCGAGGCGCCGCAGGCCTGCAGCTGCTGTTGCAGGATCCAGCACCAGCCAGGCCGCATCAGGCTGCATCGTTGTCCTGCCGCACGGGTCGAGATAACAGCCGGATGGGCTCTCGATGATCCAGCCGTGGCGGCTGATCCAGGATCGCCTGCAGCTCATCACAGCAGCGCTCGATCGTGTCGATGGTGCGCCCGCAGCTGAGCAGCTGGCCGATGTCGCCAAGGGTGACGACGGCTGGCATGGCGTTGAGCTGCAGCTGCTGGAGATCGCTGGCCTGCTGGCAGGCATCAACGGCACGGCGGAGCAGCTGACGAAAGTGGGGATCATTCACTGATACCCCCTGCCGCTTCGATGCTGAAGCGATCGATGAACTCGAGGTGCTTGAGCTCGGTGATCAGCGGAATGATCGAGCGTGCATCCCGATCAACGCGGAAGGCATCACGAAACGAGATGGTGAACGCCTTCCTGGTGGCCGCATCCATCGCCTTGCACATGGCCACCGCAGTGGCCTTCTGCTGATCGTCCAGCAGCTGGCTGGCTGGTTCGGGATCCTGCTCGGGTTCGGCTTCGGGTTCTGGATCGACAGGTGCCGCCGGCCGCACTGCAGGGCAAACGACCGGAGCGGCATCGTCGGGGGGGGGGGGCGGCGGCGCGGGGGGGGGGGGGGGGGGGGGGGGGGGGGGGGGGGGGGGGGGGGGGGGGG